CCCCACCCGGCCTATCGGCCGGGGTGCCGGGCCGCACATCGGGTGGCATCACCTTTAAGGAGGTGCTGCCATGCCGAGCACGACCCACACCTCACGGCTGATGGCCGCCTTCCCACTGGTGTCTCACCGCTACCGGGTATTGCTAGCCGGCGCGGTGGACAGGTGGGTCCACGCCTCGGGCTTCGACTGGACGAAAGAGCGCGTTGGCGCTCTCGTCCAGTATCTTCTGAAGCTCCGAGCCGGGGAGAACCCCTGCAGACCCCCGTGGTGGTCCTCTCGGTACCTTGCGTACGCAGAGAGGGTTGCCGCCACAGCAACCTTCGAGAAGTTTCTCCAGCTAGTCCAAGCTTGGAGGACGGCCCTCACGGCCTATGGCCGATTGAAGACTGCGCCTTCCAAGAAGGACGTGGAGAAGTTTGAGAAGGCTGTGGGGTCGGCTCGCGTCCTTACGGTGCCTCTCGCCTCGGGGAAGACAGTCGAGGTGGACACCGAAGATTGGAGGTCCCGGTTTCCTTTCCGGGCCTTCTTCGGTGCTTCCCCTCGATCTGTGCTACCTGAGGTTCGTATCCAGAGAGAGGTCCACCCCAACAACCCGCTGTCCCTGAAGCTCACCACCGGGAAAGGGTATTATACCCCAACCGGTGAAGAGTTGTTCAAGGACGCCTGGTGGGTGATGCAAGATTTTATCTTGCACCCCCCCGGGACCGTGCCAGCCTATTGGCCGATGCTCCCGGTCCTGCCGAATTTCCGGCCTGGACCAGGGCAGGTCAGGGCGCACGGAGCGGTGCGTTGCCGGGTTCAGTCGGACGGGAAGGCGAGGTTCTACTTCGCCCCTCCGCGCTGGTTGCAGTTCCTGCTGGACCCCTGGGCGAGGGAGTTGTACTCCCAGCTCAGGAGAATCCCTCAGGATTTCACCTACAACCAGGCAGCGGGGGCGGAGTTAGTCGCGGAGTGGTTGAGGTCGGGGAAGACCGTATGGTCTTTCGACCTCAGCTCCGCGACGGACCTCTTCCCCCTTCCGGTCACCCGGACGGTCTTATGGTCCCTGTCATCGGACAGGAACCGGCCCTGGGTGGACCTTTTCTGCTGGGTGTCGAGGCTTCCCGCTCGGACGGCCTACCCCGGGGCCCGCTCAGAGGTATTAAGGTGGCGATGCGGGCAGCCCTTAGGGACTGTCCCGTCTTTCGCTGCCTTCGCCCTCAGTCACCATGCGGTGGTGAGGGCCCTCTGGGCTCGGCTAGGAGGCGACCCTAGGACCGCCCCCTACTGTATAGTAGGGGACGACCTTGTGATCGCCGACCCGAGGCTGGCGGAGGCCTACCGAGAGTGCTCTGCCCTGTTGGGGCTGGAGATCTCGGAGCCGAAGTCGCTCGCCGGGCGGCTTGGTGAGTTTGTGGGGAGGCTCATTGCCCCAGATGGTATTGGGTTCAAGCTGAAGGCCCCTCCCGGGCCTGACACTCGGACCCTAGCCGCGTACCTGTCCCTTATTGGGACGAGGGCGCTGCGCATCTGGGAGCAATCTCTACTCAGAGACGTGATCGCCCTTCTCCCAAGGGAAGGTTATCCGGGGAGCAACCCCGGGGGCCTC